AAGTTTCGCGTCATGACATTGAGTCAAATCAACATGTACAAAGAAGAGGAAGGAAGCCTTCTTTCCAACAAGTGCTTGTTCGATGGTAGCTTGCAGGTCTATCGCGATTTCTGCCTTGCTGGTGATCTCCAGTATTCATTGGATGTTGCCAAGGAAATTCATGGAGTGGTGAGTCGTGATCTTCGATTGAGCCAGGGTGCACAAGCAGTGCATTTCTTCGATCGCATCATCCAGTCTCAAGGTTCACTCAATCTCATCGGATTTGATTTCTTTGAGCACGAACTCCAGTATGCTTATGAACCGAGAGCCGATTCTCGCATCCCCAAATTCCACCAAATTGGTTCCTGGCATTGCCCACTGACTGCTCCTTCGTTTGAGCAGAATCCACATAGCATGTCCAAGGAACTTGAGTTCTTCAAAACCATCAAGAACATCAACATCATCAAGATGCCCGATGCGATTGATCAAGAAAAAATGGCTGAGGTTCTCCATGATCTTCGTGGTGACCGAGCAATGATTATAGGAGCAACTTGATGATTGAAATTTATGGCAAGCCCAACTGTGCTATGTGCACTGCTGCTAAGCAGCTTCTCGACAACAACGGAATTCCGTACACCTACAAGACTCTCGGTGAACATTTCACACGCGAAGAGCTGTTGGAAAAGGTTCCGCAAGCTCGAGAGTTTCCACAAATCTTCATCATGGGTGAATCGATCGGTGGCTTCAACGAACTCCGCACCAAAGTCGGAATCCTGAAGGAAGTCGTTGCCAATCATGGACCACAGGCATTGATGGAATGAGTCTGCATAGTGATATCATGGATCTTCGCAAGGTCATCGAAGAGGCTCAGAAGAAAGTCATTGACCTTCAAAAGAAGTGTTCTCATCCTGTAGAAGCACTGAACTCGTCCACTTCACGATCCAATAGTGAATGGGATGACAAGGCTTACTACACACGATTCTGCACTTGTGGCATCTGTGGGTTCTCTTGGAGTGAAGATGCGAATTGAAATAGTTGACAGCCGTTCTACTGGTCAGAATGAACTGGACAAGAACGCGATGGGCGGGACCGAATTGCAAGGCAAGTGGCTTGCAGAACACATCGATCCATCCCTGCTAGAGAATGTGCAAGTCATCCGTTCACGCGTCCGTGAATTGGAACCAAACAAGAAGCATGTGCTTTGGCTTCATGACCTTCCATGGGATCCAGAGTCTCAGCATCTGAAGATTCCAGAACGCCGCGCGAACTTTGATAAGCTCGTGTTTGTCAGCAACTGGCAGATGCAGCAATACATGCAAGTGCTTGGCGTTTCTTACGCAGAAAGCCTTGTCATCAAGAATGCGATCAATCCGATTCCGTATGAGATGATCAACAAACCAAAGGATAAGATCAAACTGATCTATCATCCAACGCCTCATCGGGGTTTGGAGATTCTTGTTCCAGTGTTCGAAGCACTATGTCAAGTTCATGATGACATCGAATTGGATGTGTTCAGCAGCTTCGAGTTGTATGGCTGGAAGGAACGTGATGCGCAGTATCAAGAACTGTTTGAACGTTGCAAGGCTCATCCTAAGATCAATTATCATGGTAGCCAACCCAACGAAGTAGTTCGCAAGGCTCTCGCAGAAGCACACATCTTCGCCTATCCATCGATTTGGCAGGAGACTTCATGCATCTGCGCTATTGAAGCCATGAGTGCTGGGTGTAGCATCGTGTGTCCGAACCTTGCTGCTTTGCCAGAGACGACTGCTGGTTTCGCTCACATGTATCAGTGGCAACAAAGCAATCAATTGCATGCCCAACTTTTCTATGGTGTATTGGATGGTGTTATCAATGCACATAAAAACAACGGCACGATTGGCAAAGAATATCTGAATTTCCAAAAGACATACGCTGACTTCATGTATTCTTGGGACAATAGAAAGCTTGAATGGGAAGCTCTTCTGGCCAATCTATAAACAATGAAGGAGCCTTTCGGCTCCTTCAACATCAAATCTCGACGTGGAACGAATCAATCAGTTCCTTTTGAGATAGAGGTCCAAACAGTTCAGCTTCTGCAAGACGTCTACGCACCAATCCCTTGAGAACCTTTCCACCAGCCTTGTTCCAAAGAAGAAAGCGAGCCTGAGCGATTCGATATGAGTTTTGGTTTAACGCGATCAACAGACTGGATTTGGCAAAATTGCCAACACCAATGTTATATACTAGGCTGCACAGAGCATCAAATTGATTCTGCGTCAACGGAACATTGACCTTGTCTTGAATAGAATCTTCAAATCCTTGAAGATCCGAACGCATGTATTGTGTTGCCTGTGCTTCCGTGCATGTCATTCCAAGCTTGACTGGTTGACCATTGATGCGTGTTGTTCCATATCCGATGGTTGGAATACCAACTGCATCAAGATAGGCATCTGCTCGAAAGCTCTCAAATTGCTTGATGAGAGACAAACCAGTGTCGCTAATGTTCATTGTTGTTCTCCATATGAGTCAACGTATGTATGACTTTGGTTTCGCCATGAGTATAATCAGGACTGTCCGCTTAATATAGACGAATCAACATGCGCGCTTTCCAGATCGAACGAAATGGTCAAGGGTTGTTCAACGCGACCTTGTACAAGATGGCTAAGAGCCTTCCTCCGACAAAAATTGTCAAGAAGGAGAAGGCCAGCAAAGCCAAACCTCGTGCTGTTTCTGATGCAACCGTCAAAGAAATCCTTCGCAAGAGTTTGACCGGCGAAACGACGGCTGCTCTCGCTTTGGAATATGGTGTCAAGGCTAGTGCTATCACTTCCTGGCGTGCTGGTATCAATCGTGCTCATTTGCTGATCGAAGTTGAGAAGGAGTTGGCCAATGGCAGTGTACGTAGATGACATGCGGGCACCATATGGTCGATTGATCATGTGCCATATGACAGCAGACACTCGTGAAGAGTTGGATGTGATGGCTGACCAAATTGGTGTTGCTCGGAAGTGGATCCAATATCCAGGCGAACCTCGCGAGCACTACGACATCTGTCTGACGAAGCGAGCCAAGGCTGTTGAACTTGGCGCCATCGAAATCACTCTGCGAGAAACAGCATTGAGAGTTCGCGCCAAACGTGGAACTCTGTTCAAAGGAGTCCAACATGGACTATGACTACGGCTCTCCACTCAACTTTTGGAGAGGTGCACCTGAAGCTCCGGTGCAGAAAGAATCCGTTCGTGAGCAAATGCTGCGAATCTACAAGGCATTTGGTATCACACCAGTGATCAAGGAACAAGAAGATGAAAGTGACAGAAGCTGATGTTGATCGCGCACTGACTTTTGGTGCAGCAGCCATTGGCGAAACCATGGACAATGTTTCACCAGAAGATTATGAGCTGTGCAAACGTCATATGCGCGCAGCTCTCGAATGCATTTCTCGAGATCGCCAGATGCAACTTTTGGTAGTGCCAGATATTGTTTGGCAAAATATGGCACAGATCGCTGATGGCGGAAAATTGTCGAAGAACGACATGCAGGACATGGCTTCGGAAGCATACAACCAACTCCGCCGTGCTGTTGTTTGGGGCCATCATATTGTTGGTTATCGACACATCGCTACTCATCCAAATGGAACTACTGTTATCGGGTTTTCGAGAGAAGCAGACGAGCATGGATATACAGTTCCTCGGACGGTTGTTGTAGAACCTCTCTATACAATCAAACGTTGTAATACATGCGAACCGAATGGCGTGTTTGACACAGAAGGCAACGGTCCGTACGATTGTTACGCATGTGGCAAGAAGGCAACCATCTAATGTCCATCAAAGAAATAACAGAAATAATGGATCGTGCAATTGAATACGCTGTCAGCAATCTCGTTGATCTGTGTAAAGAATTGCAGATGTTGGCGCAAGGTTGTTACATCGAACCCAATTGGAAGTTGTATCAACTCATTGAGATCCTTCGTGAGACTGGAGCATCAGATACACTTGGATTAGCCCACGTGTTGGTAAACAATGCGGCGATTGCTTATGTGGTGGAAGCGAATGACGAGAACAACGTTCGTTGAAACAAAGCAGTGTGATGCTAAGAAAATCAGATACGCAGCAATCATTCGATCTGACGAATTTACGGTGGCTGATGTCAAGATCGATGGTGAATACAGTTGGGCTGGCAAAATCGAAGCCATCACTGTAACAGAAATCGATGACTTCATCTTGTTCCTCAAGAAACTTCGTGCGAAGATGATTGACGTGTATACGGAATCTTTGTAAGCTGACTCAGGCATAATGAAGCCTCGTTGAACCTTTTTGTTTCATCAAACTCCATCAACCAACTCAGGAACAACCATGTACGTCACCTACAATGATGTGACCAACGCCGCGAGTGCGGAGCAGTGGGACAAGGCTCGTGATCTGGCGCTCTCCCTGACCAAGGACCATCCGAACGATGCCAAGTCCTGGTACTATCTGGCCCAGAGCGATGTGCATCTCGGCAATCTGCAGGAAGCTTCGACGGCTCTGCATCGTGCCGATCAGCTCGATCCGCTGCACACCTTCGTCGGCAACCAGAACTCCTACAACGAACTGCGCGCCAAGTTGGCAGTGACCGATGCAACCGTCATGGTCAAGACGGACAACGACTACTCTGTGTCGCATCCAGGTGAAGGTTCCCATCCGTTCGTCTGGGGCTTCTTTGTCCTGGTGTTCGCTCTGTTCGCTGCTTACGTGATCACTCGCCTGATCAAGAATGGCGCTGCCAAGAAGGCGACGCTGGCTGCTGAAGCTTTGGCTGCCAATGCCAAGAACCGCGTCGACTCCAAGCTCGACAGCTATGGCAGTTCCAATCGTACCCAGTTCGCTGGTTACGGAAATGGCTCGGGTCGCCAATATCGTGATGCGCCAGTCTCCACTCCTCCGCGTTCTTCGTACACGCCACCGGCTTCGGTTTCTCCTGCTGCTCCGCAAGCTTCCACAACTGTGATCAACAACGGCAACGATGGTCTGCTCACGGGTCTTCTGGTCGGAAGCATGCTGAGTGACCATGGCCACGATCACAATACCACGACCATCATCGAACGCGATGCGCCGAGTCGTTCCAATGACGATTTCGACACCGGCTCCAGCCACAAGTCGAGCAGTTCTTCCTGGGACAGCGGCAGTTCCTCGCGTGATGACGACTCCGACAAGTCCAGTTCCTCCAGTTCTTGGGACTCTGGAAGCTCCTCGTCTTCGAGTTCTTCCTCCTGGGATTCTGGTTCGTCCAGCAGCTCCTCGTGGGACAGTGGCTCGTCTTCTTCGTCGTACGACAGCGGCAGCTCTTTCGACTCCGGTTCTTCCAGCAGCGACTGGTAATCTGAACTGGTAACTAGAATGACCGAGGTTTGATGGGTGGTAACCTTTAACAAGGGACTCACTTATTAAACCTTGGTCGTTCACTCTTTTGGAGAACATCATGAGCACTCCGAATCCGGTAACACTTCCGAACGCAGAAAGCGTGAATAAGATGACGCATGATGCGATTCACGAAGCATCCAACACCAAGGAACGCGCGACTCGCGTCTTCCTGCGCAATACCATCACTCGCACGATCATCGAAGCAGCAAAGAATGGTCAATTCGAGTGCATGTTGAAGGTCAAGGAAGATCTGGACTTCCAGCTCATCAAGTCTGAATTGACAAGCATGGGATACAAAGTCTTCATCACCTCGGCACGAAAGTTGCATGCTGCGGCGCACATCGCGCAGAACAATCTGTACGACAATGATTACGACTTCATCAATCGTACATTCGTCGAAACCACGATCGAGATCAAGTGGAAATGAGTTACACCACTGGCGATTTCTTTCGAGATCCCCAACAAGGATGGGTATGTCCACGATGCCAACGGTGCTATTCTCCGTATGTGCAGATGTGTCTTCACTGTCCCAACAATCAGGTTCCTTATGTCCCTCCTTCAACGCCTCAAGCGCCTTATCCTCTTCCCACTATCATTTGTAATGCGGACTTCCCCGTCGCCACAACAACTGACACCGGCACAGCAGGATCTGAAGGAAATTCTCACTAACGCTCTCCGTTCCGTTGTTGGACCGGACGAGTTGTTTGAAATTGAGACAGAGTCCTTGGGGCCAGATCGTGCTAAAATGATTCTGGTTACCGAGAGCAAGCGCGTCATGGTTGCCTGGGTTGAAGTCCAAGAAGCCTGGGAAGAAGTGATGGTTGAACTCAAAAAGAAAGGTCACGAATAATGCTCAGACTCAAAACGATGGAAGTGATCGACACCGTATGGCAGTTGATCTTCTGGTTCATCCTTGCCGTGCTGGTTGGCGCCAATCACTGGATCGTGTTCGTTCTGGTGTTCTTCAACATGTCGTTCGTCTACTATCAAGGGACGACGCTTTATCAGCGCGAGACACTCGAACGCATCATCAACTCTCCTCCCAAACAACAGTCCTGAAACTGACTCTACATCATGAACAAGTCGACCCTGATCAAAGCAAAGGCTGAATTCGAGAACAGTCCTTACATCAAGGAACTGAATCTCAACAAGAGTGTTGCCTTCATGATGCATGTGAATGACAGCATCAAGCGCATGCAACATACCATCAAGGAACAAAAGAGCGCGACTCACGTCAATCTGAAGAAGATGGATGATGTGATGAATGGTCTCAACGACCTGAACGCGCTCGTTGCTTCCGTGATGTCGAACGATCTAAAGCTATGAGTAAGTTCAAGCATTTCCTGTATCACTTGTTGCGTGGAAGGAAGCACACCGTGTCGATCAATTGGTCGGGGCGCTATGAATGCCAGCAATGTGGCTGGGAACATGGCTGGAACTTCCCAAAGAAGGGATGGTGATATGAAGAACCTAACAATCATGGAAGTGCCAGGCGCACTTCGTACAATCGCCACTCATGTCGGTGCATGGTCTGACAAAGACGTCACCGAAAAGCTCCGCACTATCAGTACACTGGTTGCTGAACATCTCAATCATCCGGTTGAAGCCGTTGATTGTGGTGGATGTGCTCCACCTATCATCGTTGAGCAACCTTCATCAACAATTTCCATTACAAACAGTAAAGCTGCGGCATGGGTGTTGCCGACTTATGCTGATCGTGATAGTGAAGGTATTGACAAAGGCGATGTGCTGG